AGGCTTATGATGATATGGTCAAAGTACGTACTGAACAGGGGCGGCGAGTTTTCACAGATATGCCTCACTTTCAGAAAGGTTAAATATTAAAAAGGAGATAGTTATGCCACACGGAAAAAAGCACGGCCTCTATGAGAATATCAGGTTAAAAAAAGCTAGGATAGCAGGGGGTTCTGATGAAAAGATGAGAAGCCCAGGTGAAGCTGGTGCGCCTACTGCACAAAACTTTAAGGACGCAGCTAAGACTGCAAAGAAAAAACCCAAGTCTATGATGAGCAGGTAGGGTATGTCTAGGCCACCAGAAAAATCAGGTAGCAGCGGTAGACGCGCAGCGTTCTTGCAACGCATGGGTAACATGCCTGGGCCAACTAAAGATAAGAAGGGTAGAGATACGCCTTTACTTAAGTCTCTAAAAGATTGGGGTGCTTCTTCTAAGCAAGAGGCTGTGCGTAAAGGTAGGCGTATATCAATGATTAATAAGAATAGAAAGAAAGGTTAAAGTATGAGATCAGAAAAGTTAGAGCGCAGCCTAATGAACCAGGCAAGTAAGAAAGGTCTTACAGGTAAGGCCAAAGATAATTACGTGTATGGCACAATGACAAGAGTTGCTGGGCCAAAGGGAAGTCAACAAGCAGCGAGGACAGGAAATGTACGGAAAAAAACGCAAGCCTAAAAAATCTATAATGAATGGTGGTTACGGTAAGTAATGGCTAACAAAAGAAAAAGTATGCTGACTAGTAGGCAGAAAAAAACTTTAGACAAACATTCTGTTCATCATACGGATGGTCACATGGATCATATGAAAAAACTAATGTCGCAAGGTAAAACTTTTACTGCATCGCACAAGTCAGCTATGAAAAAGGTTGGCAAATAAAACTTACCAGGGCCTTAGTTTTGGTTTAACTATATTTGAAGGTATTCCCGATACCTCGCACCAGGCTCCGTGTGCGTTAATCTTATCATATAAAGTATCACTGCCCATAATAACACTCCAGCAATCTTCTTCGTTCTCAAACCATATCTTTGTTTCTTGTGGTTGCCCGTTCATGTAATAAAGAAAAACGCCAAGCGTAAAAAACTGCATTGTGTACCTCATTGTTTTTGTTATTGTGTAGTTCGGGGTAGCCTTTAGCCAAAATTGTTTCCCAAATTTTCCAGTTTGCTATTGGCTACCCCACGATATTATTTAAGCACTACAATTTTTTTATTTTTCGTACAGTACTGTAGCTTACACCACACACAATCGCGGTTGATTTAAGATCCCAACCTTTGCTTAAAAAATATTTAATATCTTCTTTTTCTTCGTTGGTTAGCTTATCGTTTCGCCAAGTTCCAATTCTTGTTTTTGATACCCCCCTGGAATCTGTAGTCTCTGGTGTGTAAATAACTTTACTGTTGGTTTTTAACTTTGAATTGCAGATCTTAGCGTCTGCTTTCATTCTTTCAATTAAATAATCACTTTCCATCACTAACCTCAAAATGGTATTTCATCATCTTCAATAGAATTGCTAGCAGTGACTTGGGGTTGCTGCACTACTGGTTGCGCTGCCTGTTGCATCGGTGTGTTTGGAAACAACGGAAACTTAGAAACAGTAGGCCACATCTTAGGATCTTCTCCGGTTCTGTGCTGCAAGTTTACGTAGACTGAGATCCTGTTATCAATAATCATTGACTTAACTTGCTCAAGCATAGCGTTTGCCTGTTGATCGAACTGCTTATCCTTGGGTACGTTTAGCCAAGCTGATGCTCTCATTTCCACTGGCTGATTGTTAGACATAAAACCATCTATTGTTAGGGTTTTAACGCCAAGTGTAGGTTTATTGCTCATATGAGTTCTCCTTTTCTGTAAACCTTTGTATTAATCTTGCGTGTAGTTTCGGGTAGTCTTGTTTCAAAGCATCAAGGTGTTCGTCAGGAGTGTTCCTGTCTATATCGTGTAATGCTTTTAGTGTTGGTGCTGCATCGTATTTAGCAATCAAACCCTTGCACCAATCAATTGCTTTCTGTTGATCGGGCAATGCCTTTGTTTCTTTTTGCTGTGGTTTTGGTGCAGGTTTTTGTGGCTCAGAAGCTTGTGGTATATCCTCACCTGCATAGATGTATAGGCCAAGCCCATGCAAAGCTATAGCTTTAACTAAGCAGCGCATCCTGGCATCGTTTACATCTCTGGCGTTTGGATTGGATATAGCGTTGTTTGTATTATTCATAACAGGTAGCCACATCATATGTGTTAGCCCTTCAATGGCAACACTGACACGTACCTCTCGCGTTCCATCAGGATACACAACATCATCATGCACCTCAAAAGAAGCATCAGGATACTTACTCTTTACTTCTTTCCAAGCCCATGACCAAGATAGGTAAGAGAACCTGCCCTTCTTTTCTATTTTATCACCGACATTTATGCCGACTAGTTTATTAAATACGTCTGTCATTATGTTCTCCCAAATAGTTCTTTAGCTTGCATAAGGATACGAGGTGACAGGTCACGCCACACAAATCCGTCTGCAAAATGTGGATCAGTTAAGTTAAGTAAATCTACAGCATCATCAGCTATTTTCATAAGCTTTTCTCTACGTTTACAGGCCATAGAAATTTCATGTAATGCAAACTGTAAGGCTTCTTCAGTTGGCTCTAACACTACGTAGCCCAACCTGTTAGCGTACACAATCTTAGGTATTAATCCTGACAAGTGCCAATACCCTGCTAGCTGTGTCATGTGTGGTGCTTTGATTGCTTTAGGTAAAGAATTAGCTCTTGGTTTATCTGTATCTGCTGCGCTATCCCATTGTGTTTTTAGCTCTATCTTACCTTCGTTGTAATCAGGCTTTCCAAAGTATGGCAGCTCACAATGTGGGATAGGCCCAAACAAATCTATCTCACCGATTATTCTGTTTGATCCACTAGCTGCTTCTCGTATACCACTGGCTGCATTTTCACATACCAAAGCAAACTCAGACTGTATCGGTTCCTTGCTTCGTTTACCCTCTGCATCGAAATAGATACGCTCTCTGTTGTTAATGATGGCACTGTCTTTATCTTTGTTGCGCCAGTGTCCACCTTGAAAGCCTTGCACTACATTGATTGCTTCACTGTAAGCTTCGTTAGGTGACGCATCCTCGACTAACAGCATGTCAGTGTAGACTTGCACAGCCCTACCACATACCATCGCAGGGTTGTCATTGTACTGTGTAAGCCCTTGTGTATCTTTATAGTGGCCTGTGTCTTTCAGTACCTGTCTTGCCCAAGCCTCATCACCATCAACATCACCAACAATAATTTGCCATGCTTTCTGTTGCATCGGACGTATGATTGCTTTGTTAAAAAATGCCCAGGCATCTGGCGTTGAAGGGTTTGAATGCCATTTGTAATTGAACCTCTCAGCCCAGTCTTTATTTCTTATTCCCATTTTGACCTCTTGACATATAGTGTTACTACTGTAATTATTTGACATGACTTGTCAAGGAGAAAAATATGAAACTAGAAGAATGGCGCACAGAGAAGAAGCTGACTTTGACACAACTTGCTCATAAGTTTGGCGCTCCACATGCTACGGTTGTGAGGCGTTGGTGTCTAGCAAAAGATCATAAAGATTTTAAGATACCATCAGCTAAGTATATGAATACTATACAAGAAATAACTATGGGTGCAGTGACGCCCAATGATTTTTACAGGTGATTCATGGGAGGTAAAGCAGCTAGAACAAAAGGCGCATCGTTCGAGCGCGAGGTGGTGAACTGGCACAAGGACAGAAACGTAGAGGCAGAGCGTATTCCGTTGTCAGGAGCTGTCAAAGGTAATTATTCGGGTGATCTAAAGATTGGCCCAGAACAGGCTTTGCTTGCTGAGTGCAAGCGGAGAGCAAGAGCATGGCAAGATTTATATGATGCTCTTGACCAGGATGGAAGTGACATGCTTTTCATCCGTAAAGACAGGGAGCGCACGTTAGTTGTGCTTCCATTAGAAACATATGAAGCATTTTTGGAGTGGATTGGATGGATGAAGAAATGAAACAGGCATTGCGTGATTTGGATGAAGAAACCAAACAAAATTTGCGCGATGCAGGTCTTGAGCCTGACTATGATAAGTTTGAGAAAGGTCTGATTTACAATGCGTTGCGACTTATGTTGCTTACAAATGATTCAAAAGAATTAGAAAAAGCTTATAAAGAAGTGAAACAAAAACAAAACAACAAAAAAGATAAGGAGAACTAATATGCCATATACACAAGAAGGTGTCGGATACCAAAAAACAGATACTAGTCGTGCAGCAGCACGTAGTAATTACCCAGGCAAGCTAAGTGCGCGTGACCGTGTGTTGCAGTTGTTACAGAAAATGCAGTTGTCTTTAACGTCACATGAGATTGCTGATGTACTACAAATACCAGAGGTTACAGTGCGTCCAAGGTTGTCGGAGTTGCGTAACGATGACAAGATTGTTGACAGTGGTCAGCGTGGAGAAACGCCCTGGGGCAAGAAGTGTATCAAGTGGAGATCTGCATGAGATACGGTGGTTTAGAAGTAAAGGGCAGTGAGGCAAACTTTGTATTCTACAGCCCAGACGGACAAAGGTTTTATGAACCTGCAAAGAAATGCCCTGACTGCGATGCAAGCGGTCAGGTAGACGGTGAAGAAGCTGTTATTGATTATGTCAATGGCGGCTCACTTGTGGAGATTGTAGCAACATGCCTGGAGTGTGAAGGGCTTGGTTTTGTAGTGGATGATAGTGCAGATTGATGCTTCATTATCACGGAACACCCCTTACTCCAAGAAGAGAACTATTAAAACTTGCAGGTAAAAATTTTTGTGTATCGTTTGCTAGGCCAGACGATGCTGATTGGTGCTTAACTCATGGTCAATCAATTATGTGGGATAATGGTGCTTTTTCGCTTTACACTAAAGGCCAAGCAACAGATTGGAATAGTTATTATAAATGGTTAGAGCCAAGAATTGGACATCCAAACTGGGCTGTTGTTCCTGATGTTATTGATGGTGATATTAATGATAATTTAAAATTAATTTATGAATGGCCGCACAGAAAAGATTGCGCTGCTGTTGTGTGGCACATGTCAGAACCTATAGATCATTTATTAAATTTAATTGATTTAGGTTTTGCAAAGGTTTGCTTTGGTAGCAGTGGCGCTTACTGGCAGGTAGGTTCTGAACTATGGGAGCGCAGGTGTGATGAAGCATTTAATGCTATTGCTAGTCGAAGCAGTATACCTTGGATACACATGTTAAGAGGGTTAGCATTGTCTGGTGACAGATGGCCTTTTGCATCAGCTGATAGTGTTAACGTAGCTAGAAATTTTAAAGACAGTAACCATTGCCCAGAAAGAATGGCAAGAAGAATTGACGCAATACAATGCCCAATGTTTTGGCATGTGCGTCCACATCAAGAGGAGATGATGATATGATTAAATGGATTTCACTTACAGGCTATATTTCAACAATACCTATAGCTAATTGGATGATTGGAAACGTAGGAACTTTCTGCGTTCCACAAGGCCCATGCGTTATACCTGTGTTCCCAGGCGTTACAGCTCCAAGCGGAGTTTTAATGATTGGTCTAGCTCTAGTGTTACGTGATGCAGTGCATGAAACATTAGGAGCTAAATGGGCATTGATTGCCATAACAATAGGTGCCGCGCTGTCTTACATTTTAGCTGATCCTTTTATTGCCATTGCAAGTTTAGTTGCGTTCGCTGTTTCTGAATTGTCTGACTTTGGCGTTTATTCAAAGCTTAGAGCTAAGAGTAAATTGATAGCAATGGCTGCTTCTGGGATTGTAGGCTCTGTAATTGACAGCGCATTATTTCTTTGGATCGCATTCGGTTCATTAGCGTTTATTGAAGGCCAAATAATAGGTAAAGTTATGATGACATTTGCAGCTGTAGCAGCGTTAAAATTGTATACGGTGACTTACAAAAAATAGGGGATTGACAAATGCCACTAAAGAAGTACGCTAACGCGAGGCCGACAGGCCGAGATAACACTAGTGATTACAGTGTTAGTACTAACAGTGATTACAGTGTTAACAGTGATTACAGTGAAACTATAAATAATATACATAATAACACTAGTGATTACAGTGCTATTAACAGTGATTACACTGTAATACAGTCGAGTGATTTGATTTTGCGTACGTTGACTAAGATGTCTCCTGCTTACAAAAAGGGGAAGCAACGTAGGCAAGCTGATCCGTTAGCCTGGCGCATTGATAAACTCATACGTAGACTTAGGCCTATGTTGTCAGCTGACAGGTTTCTTGAAATTACAAAAGAGTTTGCAACACTCGACACAATGGAAAAGGTTGCACTTGCTCACAAGCTCGAGGAGTGGCTTAAAGTGGCTCATGGCGGTAAGGGTACATAAAAAGCGAAAAGCCCACCGCAGGGGGCTTCTCATTGGCTCTATGAGCAGTTTTGACATAAGGCTACGGTGTATCTGAAGCCATGTTGTATAAAACCTGCTCCGTCACCTGCTGCGCTCCACTTGTCAGGGCTACCAATTGACTTACTGGTTTTCTTGTATTTATCGCCCTTGTTTATTTTGCATTTGCAGTCGTGGCATGTGTAGCTTTTACGTGATGTGATTAATTTGGTCATCTTGTTCTCCGTCTTTCCAATAATTTATATATGGTTTATTTTCTGTGGCTTCACTAACCTCGATGTAGACAGTGAAACCGTTTATTGTGATGTAACCCGATACAGGGCTTCTAACGTCAACTATCATTGCTTTACCTCCTATTTATTTGCTTCAAATACAGCTCTTGCAAAGCCGCGAGGCGTTGCGCTGCGTATGTTTTTAGTTTTCTGTGATTTACCACCAAGTTTTAAATGTTGTGTTGAATACCCGTCTTGTGGCTTAACAGGTAGCTTGTCAGGCATAACAAAATTATCACTAGTCCAAAGGCAGGTTTTCTTTGGATAAGCGTCATATGGTGCGATGTAGTCAGGCCACTTTGGATGGCTTGATTGATCGCTCGGTATGTATCCACCATACTCATAGGGGTGAAATCTATAATCAGGCTTTCGCCACAAAGTTGATAAAACACTTACTGGGTTTTCCACAAAATATGGCACATTTAATTTTTCAAATAATTGAGAACACCACAACGCATAATTTGCGGCCTTTTTTTGAAAGAATGGATCTTTTTCACGCTTACTTGCAAAATGCGAGCTGCCGCTAACGCTTAAATCTGTGCAGACCGGCCATGCCATACCAAAAACTACATCTTTATTTTTACAAGCTCTTAACAAACGGTTTATATTTTCTTTGTCGTGCAAATCTATTTTACAAAACACAATAAAACCGCCGCTATCAAATAGCTTATGTTCTCGCCCTGTGTGCTGTATGTCATAAGCATAGCAACGGTATCCAGCTTCTGCCCAAGGTATCAAAGCCTCTCCGGTGTAGTCGTAAAGACTTATAACGTATTTACTATTTGTCATTTAAAAACCCCTCAACAAATTCTATAGTTTTTCCGATTGTCTCAAAGTCTTTGCTAAACTCAGTTGTGTCACCGTCACCGTATTCACCCTGTAGATGAACATTAAAACGATAGTAAGTTTGACCCTCTTTGGCGTCATGGTATAGATCGCTAAATTCTTGATTTTCCCAGTCTATCCAAACTCTCAAAGCTCTATCCGGATATTCTTTTGTTGGCATGTTCTTTGCTACATGGGGCATTGCCTCATTACACCAACATTCATCAACAAAATTATATTTAGCTAATTCTGTTAAAAGTTTTTTAAACCCTGCTTTGTCATCAAAGCTAGGGAATTGATTATCAATCCGTCTTTCTGTCATTGTTTTATCTCCACAATTTGATAAGTGCCTGTGTGGTATTCACCCTTTGCCCACTCAAACAAAATGTTTTCCAAGTCTATCAGCTGGTTACTTTGGTATTCGCTACGCTCAAGAAGCATATAATATTTTTTATCACCGTTATCATTTTCACGAATGTGTAACCAGTTATCAATAAAGTCAGGCGCTGTTGGAATGTCTCTATTTTCCGGTAGGTAAATAAAACCGTCAACTTTGTTATCATCCCAATCATACCAACCAATAACCTCTAGCCTTCTAAATGTAGTAATTGTCATGTCTTAACCTCCAAAGCCGTATTGAATAACAAGCAACCCAAAAGGGATTGCAAAGATACTTATTGCACCTAAAATATCTAAAAATAGTTTCATGTTACGTCACCCATGCAAGTTATGCTGTCTTTGCTAATTTCCATAAAAGGCTTGCCATCTTTAACCAAGTATTGCTTGTGGTTGCGCTGTGCTACACCCCATCGAGTAAGGCCAAAAACATCTAGGATACCGTTGATGCGATCCCTAGTTGTTACAGTGGGCCAACCTGCAAGCGTTATACAAAGATTGTTGTTTTCATCGCGGTAAGCAATTCTATGACCGTGTAACCATACGGTCTGACCGTCTGTCGATGTTCTAGCAGCTGCTGCCTTTTGGCCTTGCTTAAAAGCTGTAGCAATTTTCATAGTTTCTTTTCTCATTTGTTTGACCTCTCTTTGTTAAGTTTATTTAGTGATTGCTGCACAGTGTCAGCAAGATAATAGGATTGGAAAACCCAACCTGCGCCGTATTTCTTGCCACGGTATTTATCCGCAAATGGTGGGCGCTCACCGTCAAAAGCATAATACCAAACATAATATCTGGGGTTGCCGTTTATGTCGCTTGGTAATCGGGTTGCCCCGTCTGCAATCTCTTTGGCTCGTTTTGTAATGTCTTTACGTATCATTAACTTAAGCTCCTTTTCTAAAAGCAAGGTGTAAGTCTAACCAAAGCTCACATTGCGTTAATGTTTTAAAAGAGACTTCCCAATCACCATTTGAATTAAACACACGCCAATCAAGCTCAGGGTAATCATAAAGCTTTTCAATGGTGTGATTGCGATATTCGTATAAACCCTTTTGGATTTTCTTTGTTGCTTGTTTCATTGTTGACCTCTTTGTTTTTGTTATAACCCCATTGTGCATAATTGACATATCGTGTCAATAGGTAATTTAAAAAGTTATGTTGTGTTATAAATTGTTATGGTTTACTATGGGTTTAGGGTCAGACCTCTGCCCCGATAACTGCTCAAGTTATCCGTCTTAACTAGGCCCCTTAACGGGGGCCATTTTTAGAAAGCCAGGAATGAGTAGAACGGTAAATATCAAAGTTATGGAAAAGATAGTTGACAGGCTAGCGCAAGGTGAAACTCTGGTGGACATTACCAAAGATAAAACCATGCCAAGCTATAGAGCAGTTACAAGGGCAGTAGCTGCTAATGATGAGCTGTTTGAGCTTTACCGCCGTGGCAGGATTTTACAGGCTGAATGGATGTCAGACCGTATCAACAATTTAGCTATGGAACCATTACCGAAAGGCATAGATGTTCGAGAGCTGAATGCAGAGGTTAATAGGCGAAGGTTAGAGATAGACACGCTTAAGTGGACAACAGCACGTAATCAACCATTCGGAATACGTGACAAGAAAGAAGACCAACCACAAACACAAACATTCAGCATATCGTGGGCAGGTGGTGACACCGCTATCAGTGCGAATGAAGATGATGATCAAGTGGTTCATTAACTATCTGGTTAACATCCTGAGTGGCCCAGCTACGCGCGTGAAGTCGAGCAATGGCTAAAATGTTTTCGTATAATATAGATTATGTTAATTATTTCAGGGTTAACGGCACATTTGCAGATTTGCAGTCACTTTTTGCCGAATACCGACCCCCCACCCTCCCCAGATCAGGCCGCATCTCCTTACTACATATAATACCTGCGGAGCAGGGAGTGTGACACAGCCCCTCTCTCCTTCTCAACTAGCAGCGATTAATCACATCTCAGAGTTACGGAGAGGCATCACTGATAGCGACAGTGCATCTGAGCAGCTAGAATGCGCTGTATTGCTTTTAGATGTTTACGAGGCTATCCTAGAGAAGCATGGGATACTGATATACGCTGACCAGGAGGAGGTCTTGCAGCATTGAATCACATTGAGATACCATATGACCCGAGGCCGTTGCAGATGAAGTTGCACAATGAGATGCAGGTGAAGCGCTGGGGTGTTGTTGTATGTCATCGTAGGTTTGGCAAGACTGTTTGGGCTATTAATCATATATTGAGGGATGCTTTGTTATCTGGGAAAACTAACCCCAGGTATGCTTATATGGCTCCTACGTATCGACAGGCTAAGAATGTAGCTTGGGATTATATTAAGCATTTTGCTGGTGGTATTCCGAATGTAAGGTTTCACGAGACTGAATTGCGGTGTGACTTACCTACTGGCGCTAGGATTAGTTTACTTGGTGCTGAGAACCCTGATAGTTTACGTGGTATATATTTGGATGGATGTGTCATGGATGAGGTTGCTGACATGCCTGAGAATGTATTTCCAGAAGTGTTACGTCCTGCATTATCTGATCGTAAGGGGTTTTGTATCTTTGTTGGTACGCCCAAGGGCCACAATGCTTTTTTTGATTACTATGAACAGGCGGCGAGTAATGATGATTGGTTAGCTGCTGTTTATAAGGCTAGTGAGACTGGCTTATTAGATCAGGATGAGTTGACGGCTGCAAAGAGTATGATGACTTATGATCAGTACCAGCAGGAGTTTGAGTGTAGTTGGAATGCGAATGTGCCAGGTGCTATTTATGGCAAGGAGTTGGAGCAAGCTACGTTACAGGGGCGCATAGCGAATGTACCGTATGATCCATCGCATAGGGTAGATACCTGGTGGGATTTAGGTATTGGTGATAGTACCAGTATTTGGTTTACGCAGACTGTTGGCAGAGCTGTTCATGTAATAGATTTTTATGAGAATAGAAATGAGGGGTTGCCGCATTATTGTCAGATCCTTAATTCTAAGCAGTATTTGTATGGTACGCATAATGCACCGCACGATATAGAGGTGCGTGAGTTGGGCAGTGGTAAGAGCCGAAGGGAAGTAGCCTGGGATCTAGGGTTAAATTTTAGGGTGGTTCCCAAGCTTCCTGTTGAGGATGGCATACATGCGGCGCAGATGTTGATACCGAGATTGTGGTTTGATCGTGAGAAGTGCAAGCAGGGATTGGAGTGTTTGCGTCAGTATCACAGATCTTATAATGATCGTACCCGTACCTTCCGTGCAAACCCTGTACATGATTGGTCTTCTCATGCGGCTGATAGTTTTAGATATTTTGCAGTAGGGTTACGAGAAACTGGGCCTTTGACAAAGGCTCCACAAATGCAAGCGGTGTCTGATTATGATCCCTTCGCAGCTTAATTATAGGATTGCCAGGTTTGTTGATGCGGCTGAAGTAACGGAAGTTTGCAAAATGTTTCATTCTGAGAGTTATCAGAAGTTTGCTAATTTTAACTTTGATAAAATGCACGAATGGATAGAAGAAAGAATTGATAGCGATGACAGTGATATTTTTACGGCTTGGGATGGAAATACGCTTGTGGGTTGCCTTGTAGGGATGGCTTATTACTACCCATATTCAAATACACTAGTCGCGGCTGATTATATCTGGTATGTTGTACCAAAGTATCGGGGCGGCATGACTGGTGTTCGTCTGATGAAAATGTTTGAAGAGTGGGCAAAGGGTGTCGGCGCAGTGAGTATTACAACAGGTTCTACTTCTGGCATTAAAAGTGAAAGAGGCGCAAAGTTATTGCAGCGTCTAGGTTATAATTCTATTGGAATGGTTATGGAAAAGGAGTTGGTGTAATGGGTGGTTTTTGTGGAGGTGGTGGAGCAGCAGCGCCTAAGACTAATAAAGACAGAAATTCGGAAGCAAACAAGCAAGCTGCTGGTACTCGTATGGCTGCTGGAGTTGGTGATGCTGATAATAGGCCAGCTACAGGTGGAAAGTACAAAAGCCCTAAGACTGGTTTTCAACAAGTTAAAGATGATATTCAAATGGATCTTGGCATGAAATCAAAAGACGTTGATTACTATGCTAGGATAGATGATAGGGCCGCACGTTCCAAAGCAGCTATGGATAATCTAGGTAAAGATATATTTGGTAGACCTGCATCTGATGATAGTCCTGCTCCTGCTGCCCCAGCCGCGCCAACAACCCCAGCCCCAGTTGCAAAAGCACCAGAGGTTCCGAAGCCACCTAAAGGGCCAGCAAAAATTACTACAGCTCCTGACCCAGGTGAAAAAAGTGAAGTTGGAATTGGCACAGCGGCTAGTGGAGAAGCTGAAGCTGCGCAAATATTGGCTACTGCTGAAGGTGAGGCAGAAACTAAAGTTGCAGATACGGCAAAAAAAGGTCGAAGAAAAACTATTGCAACAAGTGCAAAAGGTTTACTCTCTGCACCCCCTGTGCGTAAAAGGCGTTCATTGATGGGTGGCTTGTTAGCATGATGTATAGACGAAACATTGCTGGAGAAATGGGGGCCAAGGCTTCTCAGCCAGCAAAACGCCGTGCAGACATGACAGTTGATCCTTTAGAGCGTCTTCAGCAAAAGATGGCTGGTAGAACTCAAGGTGGCGCTGTAGAGGGTTTAACAAACAATAAAAAGAAAAAGAAACGTTCAATGATGAATAGTATTGGAATGATGTAATGGCACAAGTAGATCCGTTAATTGCACAATTAGACCGTAGATTTAAAACGTTGCAGACGCAGCGTTCTAACTGGGAAAAGCATTGGCAAGAATTAGCAGACTACATGCTGCCACGTAAAGCTGACATCACAAAGAAGAGAACTCAAGGGGACAAGAGAACTGAGTTAATTTATGACGGTACAGCCGTACACGCTGTAGAATTACTTTCGTCCTCTTTGCATGGTATGCTTACTTCTCCTAGTACCCCTTGGTTCTCGATGAGATACCGTAATCCATCATTGCAAAATGATGACATGGCTAATGAGTGGCTAGAGCTGTGTATGGATCAAATGTATCAAGCGTTCAATAGGTCTAACTTTCAGCAGGAAATCCACGAGCTGTACTATGATCTAGTTGTGTTCGGAACTGCTGCTTTCTACGTAGAAGGTGACAGGGAAGGGTTGCGGTTTTCATCACGGCATATTGCAGAAGTTACAGTTGCAGAAGATGCAAACGGTACTGTCGATACAGTTTATCGTAAGTTTAAAATAACTGCTCGTGCCGCATCGCAACGATTTGGCGAAGACAGCTTGCCCACACAGATGGTAAAAGATTTAAAGAATGATCCGCACAAAGAGCATGACCTAGTTCATGTTGTGTACCCAAGGGGAGAATCAAAAGGTAAGATTGCAAAAAGTAAACCTGTAGCATCTGTGTACTATCATCTTGATTCTAAAGCATTAATTTCAGAAGGTGGGTTTGACGATTTTCCATTTATGGTTCCACGCTTTAATAAAGACAGCGTAAGTACTTATGGACGCTCACCGGCTATGAATGCGCTGCCTGATGTTAAGATGGTTAACAAAATGTCTGAGACAACAATACGTGCTGCTCAAAAACAGATTGACCCACCGCTTATGGTTCCGGATGACGGTTTTGTATTACCAGTTAGGACAACACCAGGCGCACTAAACTTTTTTCGTACAGGCACAAGAGACAGACTAGAGCCGTTGCAGATCGGCGCAAACAACCCACTAGGTTTAAACATGGAAGAGCAAAGGCGTAATGCAATACGTGAAGCTTTCTTTGTTGATCAGTTGCTAATGTCACAAGGCCCAGCCATGACAGCCACTGAGGTGTTGCAGCGTAATGAAGAGAAAATGAGGCTTCTCGGGCCTGTCCTTGGCAGGTTGCAATCAGAGTTATTGCGGCCTCTGATCTCGCGTTCTTTTGCGCTGCTGCTCCGGAATGGCCTCCTCCCTGCTGCTCCGGAGCAACTACAAGGCCAAGACATTGATATTGAGTATGTTTCTCCACTAGCAAAAGCGCAGAAGCTAACAGATCTACAATCTATGCTTCGAGGTTTTGAGGTAATGATGCAGGTTGCAGAAATCGCACCTGTTATGGATTATCTTGATAGTGATAAACTTGTGCAGTATCTCGTTGAGGTTACAGGCATACCAGCAAGGGTTATACGTAGTGATGAAGAGGTTGCGCGTATACGTGATGAACAGGCAGAACAGGCAGAACAGCAAGCGGCTATGGAGCAGCAAATGATGCAAGCGCAGCAAGCGCAGCAGGTAGCTCCGTTAATTAAAGCTGTAGGTGACGTAGAGTAATGAAACAACTAGAAGAGTTAAAATTATCATACAGGCGCACATTTAATACAGATGATGGGCAGAAAGTACTAAGTGATCTTAAATCCAGGTTTGGGTTTGAGACAACCACGTTTTCGGACAATCCACATTTAACATCATTTAATGAAGGTCAGCGCGCAACTGTATTGCTGATTGTCCGTATGCTGACCGAAGGGAAGGAACCAAGATGAGCGAAGAGGCAATCCAAGATACAGGATCTCAAGAAGCTGCACCAGAAGCTGTTGTAGCAGAAGCTGCACCAATTGGCTTTTTAGAAAGCTTACCAGAAGAAATACGCAATGAACCGAGCTTGCGTACTTTTACAGACCCAGGCGCACTAGCAAAAAGCTATGTGAATGCACAACGCATGATTGGCGCTGATAAAATAGCAATACCAAGCAAGTCTGCTACACCAGATGAGTGGAAGGAACTTTACACAAAGCTTGGTGCGCCAGCAGAAGTAGGTGGTTACGAGTTTGAAGGTGACTCGCCGCTAGCAGATGAATACATGAACTCTTTTAAAGAACATGCTTTAAACGCTGGATTAAATCCAAATCAAGCAAATCAAATGATGGCTTTTGTTAAAAGCACAGTTGATGGTGTTAACAGCGGTTACGAAAAAGGTGCGGAAGAAGCCAAGTACGCAGCGGAACAGGAGTTGCGTGAAGAGTTTGGTCAAGCGTTCGATCAAAGGTTAGAGCTTGCACAAATGGCTGCTCGTGATCTTTTAGGGGGAACAGACATATTTGATGAAATACAACTGTCTGATGGTCGTATGTTAGGTGATCATCCAGATATTATTAAGATGTTTTCTAACCTTGCTTCACAGATTGGAGAGGACAATCTTGCAGGAGAAACAACAGAGTTAATTATGACACCAGAAGAGGCGTCAAGACAAATTACAGAAATGACATTGCCCAATACGCCATATTGGGATAAAATGCATCCAGAGCATGGCACTTTTGTTAATGAAGTGCTTCGGCTTCGGGAATATACCTAGTGGATAACCGAAAGGCCCACTTGTAAGCTTGTAGTCAAGCGGAGTAGCTACCCTAAGTAGCAGCAAGGCCTCGTAAGAGATAACCAAGCGCAGCAATCGTAAACTTAAACAAGAGTAGGAGAGACGATATGTCTAACCAAATTACTACAGCTTTTGTAAACCAGTTTAGCGCTAATGTCCAAATGCTATCACAGCAAATGGGTTCCTTGCTGCGAAATGCAGTGGATACAGAAAGCGTTAATGGTGAGAAAGCTTTTTTCGATCAAGTAGGGCAAGCTGCTGCTGTTCTACGTACATCAAGACATCAGGATACACCATTAGTTGAGACACCACATACCAGAAGAATGGTAACAATGTCAGACTATGAGTATGCTGATCTTATCGATGACAGCGATAAAGTTAGGTTACTTGTTGACCCAACTTCAACTTATAGTCGTGCAGCCGCTGCTGCTATGGGCCGAGCAATGGATGATGTTGTCATCAGCGCTGCTTTAGGTTCATCGCAAACAGGTAAAGACGGTTCAACAACAACAGCACTACCTGCTGGGCAAAAGATTGCTCATGGTTCTGCTGGTTTGACTATTGCTAAACTAGTATCTGCTAAAGAGCTACTAGATGCAGCAAGTGTTGATCCATCTATTCCACGGCACATTATTGTTTCACCAAAGCAGATTTCTGATCTGTTGAACAATACAACCGTGACTTCAGCCGACTTCAATACTGTTAAGGCTTTGGCTCAAGGTGAAATTAATTCATTTGTTGGATTTAACTTCATCGTAAGTAATCGTTTGACCGATGACGGCACAAGCCGCCAGGTTATTGCGTTTGCTCAAGACGGTCTGAAGCTTGCTGTTGGCAAAGAGCCAGCCGCACGTATTGATGAACGTGCTGACAAGTCATACTCAACTCAAGTCTATTACTGCCAAACTATTGGTTCTACCCGTATGGAAGAATCTAAAGTGGTAGAAATAGCTTGTAACGAATAAGGAGATTGACTAATGGCTACTGTTTATTCAACACAACGCACTAACACACGCGCTATTCCAGCCGTGATGAACAAGGCAAATGAGCTGGGCGGTCGTGTCCGTGTTGCTCATGGCACATACGAAGCATCTTCATTAGCGTCTGGTGACGTTATTGAGATGTTTATTCTACCAGACGGCGCAAGATTGCTTGAAGGGTCACTAGCACATGATGCTATGGGTTCATCAACAACTTTGTCAGTAGGTTATGCCGCGCATACTAATGCGGCTGGCACTGCTGTTGTTGCTGCCGCTGCTGCTTATAAAGCTGCTGCTGCTTCAACATCTGCTCAGAAGGTAGACATCCTCGCTACTCTAGCTCTAGGCTCAGGCACAGAGACAGACACTAACGAAGATGGAGTTGCTGTTACCGCAACTATGGGCGGTGCTGCTGGTACAGGAAGTATCGAAGTAACTATCAAGTATGTAGTTGACTAATTAGGTTGGGGCGGTTCGCCGCCCCTTCTTTTACAGGATAGGTAGAAATGGCGAGTACAGTTGATATTGCAAACTTTGCGCTAAACAATCTAGGCGCTTCTAACATCACTTCATTAGATGAGAACAGTAAAGCGGCGCGTGTTGTTAATCAAAGATATGAATCGGTTAGGGATACTGTTTTTCGAGCGCATCCCTGGAACTGCTTAACGAATAGGGCAAGTTTAGCTCAAGAAACAACAGCTCCAGCATACGGTTACGCATTTCAATATTCATTACCAACAGATCCTTTTTGCTTGCGTGTGTTAGAATTTAGCAACGGTTCTCTTTCATATCCGCAAGACAACATAACAAATAATTCTGGTGGCCCAGTGTTCGTAATAGAGGGCCGCAAGCTTCTTACTGATGAAGGTAACGCTCAAATAAAATATATTGGGCGTGTAACAGATACACAGCTTTACGATGCTAGTTTAATAGAGGCGTTAGCTGCTAGGTTATCTGCTGAGATATGCTACGCCATTACAGGTTCTACAAGTATGGTTCAGATACAAACATCATTGTATGAAGGTAAAATTACTGAAGCACGATTTAATGATGCAACAGAGGGTGCAACGCAACGCCTAGAGGCGAGTGACTTTATTGAAAGCAGGTTCTAATGGCACGTTCTGCACCAGCGTTTAGTTCTTTTACAGCAGGTGAGATCAGCCCAAAGTTAGAGGGCCGTACCAATATAGAAAAGTATCGTGAGGGATTATCAGACCTTACAAACATGGTTGTTATGCCTCATGGCGGTGTAACACGTAGGCCAGGCACAGAGTACCTTGGAGAAATAAAAAGCAGTTCTGTTAAAACAAGGTTGATACCGTTTCAATTCAAAACGGCTGACACTTACATTTTAGAGTTTGGTGAACAGATTATGCGTGTGTTTCGTAATGATCTACAAGTGTTAAACAGCTCTGCAAAAACAATTACCGCTATTACTAAGGCTAATCCAGGCGTTTTAACAAGCAATAGCCACGGATTTAGCAATGGAGATGAGATCTTTGTTGATAGCGTTGGTGGTATGACAGAGCTAAATGGACGTAACTATCGTGTTGCCAACTCAACAACAAATACCTTTACTCTTGTAGATTTGTTTGGCGGTGCAATCAACACAACAAGTTTTACAACATTTACATCTGGTGGAACTGCGACAGAGATATTTGAGGTTGCAACGCCATACACAGAAGCGCAGCTGTTTGATATTCGTTTTGCACAATCGGCTGATACTATGTTTATAGTTCATCCAAGCCATCCAGTTAAAACGCTAACGCGAACAGATCATAATGCTTGGACGTTTGCATCTCTAAGCATAAATGAAAATAGCACTCCAACACTCACAAGCACAAATAATTATCCAAGCGTTGTTTCTTTTTTCGAACAGCGTTTAGTTTTTGGTAATACAAACAATAATCCGCAAACGTTGTGGTTTAGTAAAAACGGAGACTACGACAACTTTGCTACAGGCAGTAACGATGACGATGCCCTAATCTACACAATCGCATCAAATCAAGTTAACGCTATACGTTTTTTGTCAGCAACAAGGGTTTTAACTGTTGGAACTTCTGGTGGTGAATATGTTCTTACATCTACAAATGATGGGCCAGTTACACCCACAACGACACTTATTCGAAAATATTCTAATTACGGTACAGCAGAGATAGAACCGGTACAGGTTGCTGACGTTACTTTGTTTGCCCAGCGCGGTAAGCGAAAGATAAGAGAGTTTAAATTTGTTGGTGACGTTAACACAGGGGGCTATTCAGCGCCCGACATGACTATCTTAGCAGAGCATGTGACTGAAGGTGGAATAGTTCAAATGGCCTTTCAGCAGGAGCCTGACAGCGTTGTGTGGTGCGTTAGAAACGACGGTACGCTTCTTGGTCTTACGTACCGCCGAGAAGAAGAGGTTGTCGCTTGGCACAAACATATTATTGGCGGTAGTTTTGGGTCTGGTCAGGCAGTCGTAGAAAGTATTGCAACACTACCTACTGATACAGGCGAAGATGAGTTGTTTATGATTGTAAAGCGTACAATTAACAGTGTTACAAAAAGGTATGTTGAAAAGCTTAAAGTGTTTGATTTCGGAGATGATACAACGACAGCATTTTTTGTTGACAGCGGTTTGTCATACAGTGGTGGGGCTACAACAACATTATCAGGTTTATATCATTTAGAAGGTGAGACACTGCAAGTTTTGGGAAATGGAGCGACACACCCAAACGAAACTGTTAGTGGTGGTGGTATAACATTAGATTATTCTTCAACAAAAGCTGCTGTTGGCTATGGTTTTGACAGCACAATGCAAACTCTACGTATAGAGTCTGGATCTGTTGATGGCATTAGCCAAGGAAAACCAAAGCGTGTTCATAGTATTACCGTAAGGTTTTTTGAAACTGTGGGTGCTGAAGTTGGAAATGATAACGGCGAAGTCGATAGAATATTTTTTAGGGATAGCTCTATGGCTATGGATACTGCTGTTCCTATGTTTACTGGTGACAAGGATATAGAGTTTCCTGGTGGATTTGATGACGATGATCGTGTATTTATAAAACAGGCCCAACCTTTGCCACTAACCGTTCTTGCGTTCTATCCACGCATGAATACATTTGATAAGTGAGTTTAAGTAATGTGTAATCCTTTAGCGCTTATATCAACTGGAGTACAGGTCGTAGGGGGCATAAGCAGCAAGAAAGCATCAGATAGGGCTGCGGCAGCGGCTTTACGTGCTGGAGAGTTTAATGCGTCTATTATAGAGCGTGACATTGATTTGTTTGAGCGCCAGCGCGGTATAATGAATGCTCAGTTTGCTATTGATAGCGAAAGAGCTGCAAGCGCATTTGAAGGACAAGTGCAGGGTACGCTTAGAGCAAGCACAGGATATGCAGGATTTGATATGAGCCAAGGCACACCTATGACTGTTCTTAGGCAGAATGCTCGTGAGTTTGATTATGAGCAGTCGGTTAATAAATTTAACAATGAAATTTCAAACTTACAGATCAGTGATGCACAAGAAGAGGCTAGGCTTAACGCAGAGCTTTCTCGCATGGAGGGCGGTATGGCTGCTGCTAGCGCTAGGGCTTCTGGTACTGCTGCGCTTATCTCTGGGTTTGGTGGTGCTGCAAAAACAGCTTATGAAACAGGTTTAATAGGCGGTGATGACTGATGAAGATACCACGATATACAGCACAAGCAACCGTAACCAGAGAAGCTCCAGGCAGACGGATTAGCGCAAGACAGTCACCTACAGCTATGGCGCAAGCCGAACTGGATAAAACAAAGCCAATGCAAGCTGCATTGCAAGCAGCAGGTGATTACGCTCAAACAAGATATAAGATACAAACTGAAAATAATCTCAATGAAGCTTTACTTGATGGGCAGGAAGCTTTGCGTGAAAGACGTAAAGAATTAGAGAAAGATCCTGATTACAACAATATCCTTGATGGTGACAATCCCATTTGGAACAAGGAAACAGATCAGCTTAAAAGGGATTTGTTAAAAAAAGTAGGTAAAGACAGGTACGCTATACAACAGTTTAATAGTCGTTTTGGAAACCTTGAGTTGCAAAACAGATTTGCTTTGCGAGATGCTGTTGATCGCAGGGTAGAAATAGCAGCGTCACAAAACCGTTCTCGAAAGCTGCAAGACGCAGAAGATCAAATAGCAAACAGTTTAGATCTTTCTCAGATTAGTTTTGTCCTTAAAGATATTGTGCAGGATACTCAAAAGCTTGCACAGATAAGAGCTGGAAACCTAGATGTTTTAAGCGAACAGCAAAGAGAAATGATTAAACGAGCTACCTACAGATCGTTGGAAAAGAATGCTGAGAATGCGCCTAGCGGAATTGCTTTTATTGATGAAATCAGAATAGCACTACGTGACGGTGTCACCGCCGACTCTCTTGACCCTAGAGGAGAGGGTAAAACCTCTCTTAGCTCTAACGAAGCTGCTTATGTGTATGGTTTGCTTCAAATGCTAGATCCTGATGATCAAGCGCAAGTATTAAAGTCTGTTGGAGGAACGCAAAGCTTTATCGAGGGGCCAAGCCTAGCAGAGCAAAACGCAAGAAAAGTAGCAGAAAGTTTTTCATCTCAGCTATCAGATCAAATGACTGTTCGTATTGGTCAGGTGTCTGAAGGCAATGTGCAGTCAAACGAGCAGATGAATGAACTTGCAAATCAAATTTCTGAAACTTCTCAATTTTTAAGCAATGAAGAACGTGTAAAGTTACAAAAAGAATATTCCGATTTGTCATACCTTAACGATCTTACAAGAGAACTTGGCATCAAAGCGAACCTTGGAAAAGGTAGCGCAACAAACATTTCTGCTATTAAGCAGCAGTATAAAAAAGGAATAAAAGGCCAAGGTCTTGATGGAGTAGACACAGAGCTAGAAGAAAAGGCTTTTGCTGTAATAACGCAATTTGAAAGTAATCTTAGACAAGCAATGTCTGTTGAGGGTGATCCTATAGGTTTTGCTCAATCGGTTAAGATGGACGGTGTAAATATTAAACCAGTAGATCTTTCTGTGCAAGCCGTGCAGCAAGGCACAAGTGGGATACAGGATAGGATAAACTCTGGTAGGATTATACAAAGTTTGAATGATTTGGACTTTGTTCCTGTTCTATCGAAGTCTGAAGCTGGCTTAATTATAGAAAGTATAGCAAATCAAGAAGTTGCAGGGGCAGATGCTGTTGGATATTTGCAGTCTGTTATGGATCAGCTTGGCCCTGAGAATAGCGGTTTGGTTTTAGAAAACTTGCGGCGTAAGGGATTAAACAAAACTTATATTCAAGCAATGTATATGACTGACGCAAAAATTGCTAATGATCTTGTTTCTATAAAAAACCTTTCTGTTGCAGAACTTAAAAAAGGACAGCCAACTTCTGTTACGGCTGGCGTTACAGGTATAGCGCAAACAATAGTTAACTTGCCGAAAGTACAAAACTATAACGCTGCTTTGCTTGCTGGCGGTGATGGGGCAGCAACAAAAAGATTATTTAATGAACAATACGAAATGGTTGAAAAGCTCTCTCTTTATTACACTTCACGAGGCATGAATGTAACAGATGCAGTTGAAAAATCTGTAGAAAGCATTTTTGTTGGTGAAGTTAATATTACAAAAAATCAACAGTACATTGTTCCAAATGGAATAGATAACAAAAAAATAGAAGATGCAGCACAAGAAATTTTAAGTAGTGACATCCTAAAAAGATTTAACCTTGCGCCTTTAGCAGCTCCTAATCTTGATTTGTTAGAAGAGTCAGAAGTAAGTGAGGCTTCTTTAAGAACTACAGGCATGTGGTTAAACAATGGAACTGGAGATGGTCTTATTCTTCACTACAATCTTAATGGTACATTTATCCCAGCAAATATTATGGGAGATGACCCTGCAATGCCTGGGGGAGTTCTTGAAATAAAATTTAAAGATTTAGAAAACATGGATTTTACAAAGCTTAGAGACTCTAAGTTTGCTCTAGCACCAAAAGCATTGTCGCAATTTGCAACAGGCTTTAAAATACAAAGTGGGCCTCTTTACACTGGTACTGGTTACGGCTCTATGGGTACAGCTCCTGTTGGGTCTGAGTTTCCAGGGCTTGACAATACAATAAGACAGAAAGAGAGCAAGTAATGCGTCCTAGACCGCTAAAGCAAGATAGCGCTGTTATTAGGGCTACAGGTTTTGCGGATTTATCTGTGACTGCTGGAGAGGTGTACAGACAAGCAAAAGACGCTCCTACTGTTTTTGATTTAGCTAAAACAAGTCTTAAATTGCAAAGCGATACGCTAGATCAACTTACTCCAACAGAACGAGCTAACGTTTTTGAGCAAAACAATCAGCGTATTGAAAAAGTAAAACGACTACAAGATGACTTAATGATCGAAACTGACGATGTAAGATCAGAGCAGTTAAGAACAGAACTTAATGATTTAGCCGAAGATCCCTTTGTTACGCTACAAGGTGACGTAATAAAAATGCTTGAGGATGGTAGGTTGATTAGTGAATTTGCACTAAACGAAGAATATGGGGATTACATAGAATTTGACGAGCCAATGTCTCGTGAAGGAGCAGAGCTTCTTGTAAAGAACAAACGAGCAGAAATAGCAAGAAACGCTATTATACAAAAAGGATTGAATGGAGTTGCTGGTTATTCAGCGCTGTTTGGAGGTAGTTTAGTTGCTGCTGCCACAGATCCTATAGAAATTGGAGCTGCTTTTATTCCGTATTTTGGTTTATCAACTAGAGCTAAAGCTATGGCTAGGTTTGGTAAAATTAAAGGTAGAACAGCTATCGGTGCAGGTGAGGGTTTTGCTGGATCTGTTGTAACAGAGCCTTTGTATTATGGACTGTCTCGACAGCAACAACTTGATTACACAATGGGTGAAGCGCTGCTTAACGTAGGGGTGGGAACATTTCTTGGCGGTGGTCTAGGAACTATTGCTGGTGTGTTTGGCAGACAAAAGGTAAATACAGCTTCTGTAGCAAGAGATGTTGGATTGGCAGATGATGCTTTGCCAGCTCAATTGAAAGACATGCCTAATGTAGAGGTTGATCAGCCACAATTAGATTTACAAGCAAGTAGGCAAAGACAAAACTCTGCAAAAACACACAAAGCGCTTGGGGGTGAAAAGGTTGGAGCTATAGCATTGCGCCAATTTTTAAACGATAACGCTATAGATGTTACGCCTGTAATGCCAAGGCATGTTCAAAAACCTGAGAGTTTTTTAGATTTTATTCGTAGGCAGGGCGGTATAAATGATGATGATCCTACATATAGAGGTGAACTTAGATCTATAGGTATAAAAGGTGCTAAAGGCTACTATGATAAGCGTGGTAATTACGTAAGTCGTGTAAGCAACCCAGAGGGTAGATCGCTCGATGATATGACAATAAGGGCGCAAGAGGAAGGATATATTGATCCAAATTTAGACACCACTGCTGCTAAAAACGATTTGTTAGAAAAAATACGAGATGAAGATAAGGGAAGTAAACTTCATTTTGCTGCTGCTGATCAAAACCAAGCTGCTGACTGGGAGGCTTTTGTTGAAGGAAAAGACGTTTATCAAGCCGAAGTAGAAAATAGAAAAGCTATAAAGCAACAATTAAACTACCTTGGTGTAAAGCACACAGACGAAGAAATAGCCATCATTGCAGATAGAATGTCCAGAACTGGCGAAGATGTTGATGAAGCTCATGCAAACATAAGTCACCAGTTAGAGGATCTCGAGGCTGAATATTATGCTAGGTATGCCTTAGATCCTAAAAATGACATTGCTGGCGATTTTGAAGCTGCACAAAAATTTGACGATGCTTTAGACACAATAGATGATGAGTATAATTTTGATGCGGAGGTGCAGAGAAATGAAGAAATTATTAAACAATATCAAAATGCTAATCAGCTTACCGCAAAAGAGCTTGATGAAGTTGAAGCAGAAATTGCTAAAGCTGAAGAAACGTATGATGCGTATGTGGAGCTAGTAAGAACTGGAACAATTTGTATGTCGAGGGCGTAATGGTTGATTGTTTAAAACTTATTGATGATGCAAATAATGGTCGGCTCAACGATGAAACGCTTGAGCAAATCATAAAAGAATTGCAAGACGTTAAAACAAAACGAAAAGCTGAAAGCGGTTTAAGCGCTGTTGAGGATGACATATTTGAACGTGGTGCTTATTTAATAAAAGAAGCAGAGCTTTCTAAAAAACTTGAGCGCAGAAATAGATACAAAAATATTCTCGTAGAGCAAAAAATACTTGATTTGGCAAACAAAGCAGATGAGCTTGTAGAAAACCCTTCTTTAGCACTTGAGGCTTTGTTAGTTGGTGTTAATTCGCCATTTGAGGGAGCGCAAAGATCTGTTGATAGTTTAATGAACTCAATAGGTGGGGAAATATTTGGCGGTCTTATTAGTAATTTAAATCGAAAAAATTTGTTAACAAAATTTAACAAGATGAGTAAAGATTTTGAACTACAGGTCACTCGCGCGTTAGGAAACTTAAACACTAAAAATCCAAAAACAGATGCGGAAGCTAAAGTAACTTCTAAAGATGCAAAAGCTATTGCTGAAATAATGTTTAAGTATCAAAGGTCTGCTCTTAAAAGAGAAAATCAAGCTGGCGCATACATACGTTTAAAAGAGGGCAGAGTAGTTAGGACTAGCCACGATCCTGGGAAAATGACAGCTTTAGGTAAACAGGGCTGGGTTGACTACATGATGGAAACTGACAGGTTAAATTGGTCTAAAACTGCAAACGGTGATTTAGTAAATGCAGATGACGCTTTAAAAAGAGCTTTTCTTGCAAGGTCTTATGAGGCAATTACGACTGGCGTAAGAATAGCAACAGATAGAACTGAAGTTGGTAGAGCTTTTACAGGGCCTAAAAACATTGCAAAAGCACGTAGCGAAAGCGCTGTCTTTACTTTTAAAGATCCTGATGAGTGGTATAAATACAATCAAAGTTTTGGTCGAGGCTCTTTAAGAGAAAGTTTTGTGCAAGACTTACAGTCATCAATTAGATCTACAGCTCTTATGGAACAGCTTGGCACAAATCCAGAAGCAATGTTTGAGCGTGTGCAGAAAAAACTTTTACAAAAACACAGAAGCGATCCAAAGAAAGTTAAAGATCTTAAACGCGAAGGTTCTATAGTTAATTTTGATTCTATGCTTAAAGAGGTTACTGGTGATATTAACATAGGATCACACACGCCACTGGCTAGATGGATGCACGGATATAGGGCTGTGCAGACTATGGCGAAACTTGGCGGTGCTGCTGTGTCTGCTTTTAGTGACGTAGCGTTTATGGCTTCAAACAGAATGTACCAAGGTCGCAGTTTAATGGACGCTTGGGGCGATAGCTTTAACGCAGTATTTAAAGGTATGAGTGGCAAGGAGATGCGAGACTTTGCTGATAGGCTTGGCGTTGGATTTCAAAGTCAGTTGGGTGATTTTATGTCAAGATTTAACGCATCTGACGATATTCCTGGCAAAACCTCAAAGTATTTAAACGCATTTTTTAAGCTAAACCTTTTACAGCCTTGGACAGAAGCAAACAAACGTGGAATTACTTTGATGATTTCAAATGATTTAGCAAGAGAGGCTGGTAAACGTTTTGATAGTCTGCCACCTGATATGCAAAGATTGTTGGGCCTTTATGAGATAGACGGTAAAAAATGGGAAGCTGTTAGAAAAGGTGTCAAAAAAGGTCCAGATGGTAAAGAATATATAGTGCCTGGAGAAATACCAGATCAGTCTGTAAGAGAAAATGTTTTTAACTTGTTAGTAAACGAAGCAGAGTTTTCTGTTCCCTCTCCTGGCGCACGAGAAAGAGCAATACTAAGACAGGGTTATCGCCCTGGTACGGCTGCTGGTGAGGCAATACGATTTGTTGGTCAATTTAAATCGTTTGGAGTTTTAGGTATTACTAAAAACTTAGGACGGCATACTTACGGCACTGGGATTAAACAAAAGCGTGAAATATTTAGTAGGGGTTTAGGCGCTAATGCTGGATTGGTTAACACAGTAGTAGGTACTACAGCTCTTGGATACATGGTTTTGCAAGCAAAAGAGGTAATGAAGGGCAGAGAGCCTAGGCCACCTGATGCTAAAACTTTCTTAGCTGCTGCTATGCAAGGTGGTGGACTTGGTATTTATGGTGACTTTTTGTTTGGACAAGCAAATAGATTTGGTGGTGGTGCGCTAGAGACAGCTATTGGCCCAGGTATAAATACTGCTTTTGACGCTTTAGATCTTTTGATGAGAGCTAGAGATCAGGCTTTAATTGGTGATGAGGATGTTCGCGGTGACTTAGTAAGGTTAATAAAAAGCAATACACCTTTAGCTAATCTTTTCTATACTCAGCAAACATTAGACTATATGATATGGTATCAATTACAAGAAAGCATAAACCCAGGTTATTTATCACGCATGGAGCGCAGAATAAAACGAGAGAACGATCAAGAATTTTTTATACCCCCATCAAGTGTTGTCGCAACAGGTGGTGGATTTAGATGACTGTTCAAACAAATAAATATGTGATAAAAGGTTTTAAGCAAAGGATGCGGTATGACAGTTAGTAGTGCAACAAACAAAGTAAGCTATAACGGCAATGGCTCAACAACAGTTTTTGCTTATGGCTTTAAGATTTTTGATCAAGATGATCTTACTGTTATTTTACGTAATGCAAGTGGTGGTGAGACTACACAAAGCATTTCTACAAACTACACTGTAAGTGGTGTCGGTAGTGCTAGTGGTGGCAATGTTACTATGGGTACTGCGCCAGCTA